AGTATTCCACGTCTGCCTCCATTGAGATAACATTGTATTGATGATCTTTATCGGATGCTAGAGCAACATAGTGTTGAAGTTTTCCGCCTATCGTTTGGATAGATTGACCGACAACTTCCCCAATTGATTCTCTAGTGTTATCAATTCGAGTTTTGCCATGTCCTAAAAATGCTTGAATTCCAGCTTTCACATTGTTATACAAAGACAAAATTGAATTACTTGTCCATTCTAAAGGCTTAGATGTTCCACCTAATATCTTAGGATTTGAAATTCCTTCCTTTGCCAATAGAAAAACTTTTACAAACTTCCCTTTCAAAGACTCTGGATTTTGGACGATTGATTTCCAGTCTATGCCCGCTTGAATATAACCGTTGATAATCATTGCATTTCCCCTATTAGATCATTGATTCTTGATACATCTTGACCGCCTTCCTCATTCAATCTTTCATCCTCTAACTCTTGGTCTATAGTAGGGATGAATTCTCTGAATGTTTTGGAAGAGATTATTTTCTTATCATGCAATGGTGAAAATGTTTCAATCAGCATTTGGATGTAAGAAGCTGACACCTGTGGTAATATTGTATATATTCCAGTTGGGTCTAATGCTGTACCTAAAAGAGTGTTGGATGCAATACAATAACTTTTAAAAACTTGTTCCCACATATTTTGTTGTTTGGTTTTTTCTGAAGAAATAGCAGCGTTTAACTCAAAAGCCAATTCCTTAGCAGTCGCTCGGTTTGACATTAGCTCTGGATAAAGAAGATAGATCGGTATTGAAGTTGCAAAGAAGATTCTTTGCATTCTAATTTGAATGTTCTTGTCTAATGAATCCACACCTTGCAAAGTTGCCTGAATATAACTTAGCCTAGTTTTGTACAGTGCAAGCCCTTCACCTATCTTCCACCGTCTTCCATCTTCGGCAGCTATTTCACTAGATTCAATTCTAGGTTTCCCTTTGAGAATATTCACGATTTGGTCAAACCAGTTTTCATCTTCTACTTCAAAGTAAGGTGTTGGATCTGCGAAAAGTTTATTCACTTGTGACCAATGCTGTAAGCCATTTTCGACTTGGTCAATATCATCTAGGCAATAACCTACAACAGGTGGAGCAATTGTTTCTCCCGAAAATTCATCTTGCCCTGAATATTGCATATAGATCAACCAAGGAGCCTTTATTTCCATTTTACCTTGTTCTGAGTCGTAAATAATACCTGTTATTTTTTCATATTTATCATATAATAATCTATATTTGTATTGATGCCAAGGCAATGCCCGAAGTCCTAAAGTTCCATCATCTCTCTTGTAGAGTGCGATTGCTAGACGACCTTCTCTTTCCAATAGTTCTGAATATTGCAAAGTTTTCTCAAAAATTTGTTCTTGGTTCATCCAATCTTTCAGAACATTCACAACATTTTCTTTTCCAAAAACCTTCAGTTCTCCGCCTGCAATTGCACCAGCTCTGTAGTTGATGATTCGCTTTGCGACAAGCGAACCTTTGGAAGCTGTATCAAAATAGAGTTTTCGGATTTTATCAATTTTGTCTGTATAATTGGAAATTATTTCTCTAGCATCTTTTTGCTTGGAGGAAAGAAGTGTGGCATTAGGCGAAGATGGGTATCGGAAAGCCTGGATTGCGTTAATGATTCGTCTTGTTATATTCAATGGGTTTCCTCAATATAACTTTCCCAACGAATCTAAATTTATGTCAAGGGGTTTTTTGGCTAATGCTGAGAACGCGAGTGATGCGGCGTCAGCTTGGTCATCGTGGTCATAATCGTTGTCGTCTTGCGTGAGAAAAACAAGCTCTTCAATAAAGTCGGAATTCCAATGAGCCTCTTTTAGATAGATGATTCCATTTTGCAAAGCTGCGGAAAGCGGTTCCCATCTAGTATATTTTTTCCCAGATTCTCGGAAAACTCTAGTTATGTATCCAGGCAATTTCTTGACCATTGCATCAGCCTGGTCCTTCCCAGCTTGTCCTGGATCTTGGACTATTCCAACTTCGCACCGTCTCCCATCTGTTTGAGCGGTCAATTTGATAATGTCCTCAGTATCACCACCTCTTTTCCTGAATCGCAAAACATCGAGAATATAAAAATCACCTTTTGCAGATACCCCGATTTTTACGCCTGCCGTCCAATCAGGATCTTGGTTTTTGTCGCTTGGTTCGGTTGCTGCTCTATCCCAAACACGAATTTCTTTAACGATTCCTGGAATATGAGAAACTATTTTTCCCTGAAAATCTTCTCGAGCAAAATACATTCCAGCTTCGAATGATATATCCCAATCACCCTCACGCCATGCCTTTTTTAAATAACTTGGCAAACCTGTTGTGGCTCGGTTTAAATATTCTGGATCTTTAGCCATCAAATAGGTATTATCCGAAAACACAGCTGGAATGTAGCAATAAGTCCAACCCTCGTTAGTTTGAATTTGCATGGGTGGAACATTCATAAATCTATCTTTTAAGATTTTGTGAGCTCGACCGCCTGGGTTTGCGGACATTACAAGTCTCGGAGGGAGAGGAGAATTTCGGATAGTTGCTTTTATTCTTTCAATCCCTTCCAGAGATTTAAGATTTCCAACTTCGTCAAATCCTACCCAGGTGTATTCATGCCCCTGGTAATTGTCAGAATCCGAGACTGAATTCATATAACGGAGTTTTAGAGTAGCACCGTTTTTGTGCCTGTAAACATAGTCGCCTTTATTCAAGACAAATCCCAAAGGTTTTAGAAATTCATCGCATTTTTCTATTATGTCTTCTAATTCTGAAAATGTTCTACGGAAAATGACCCCCTTGCAAAGTCCGTGGATATGCAGGAATTGCTTGATGTAATCGAATACTAAACCTGCTGTCTTACCTGGTCCTCTAGCTCCTCCGAAAAGAATTTCATTAGCTGGACAAGATAGAAACAACCCCTGTTTATAGGAGGGAATTATTTCCTTGATTGTGTTTTCTTTTCCCATTCATCAAAGCTCATAGTTGGAGGGGTTAGAATATTAAGAATGTCACCCGATAGCTCAACTGATTCTTTCGCCTTCCCGTAAGCATCGTCTTTAATAGAGTTCCACGCATGCACATTCCCTTTACTTAGCACCTGCTTAATCATCGACAAAGCCATCAACTGCTCGACGGAAAGTTTTTCAGTCTTACCAGTGATAGGGTTTTTTTCAGTCATTGTAGCTTCAAGGAATTCTCGGATTACAGTTGATCGGTTGCGAGAACCTTTAGGACGACCATTTGGATTTGGAGAAGGATCACCTTTTTTGGACGGGTTCAAAGTCCCTCCATTTCTCCCCTTTACAGTGTTTTTACTTTGTTTTTTTGATTCCGACATATTTTTTCCCGTTCTTTTTTATCTCTAGGGTTGGGTCTAGCTTGAGCATTCTATCAATGATTACTTGGCAATATTTGGGATCGAGTTCCATTCCGTAACATTTGCGGTTGAGCTGGTGTGATGCGACCATAAAAGTGCCGCTGCCAAGGAAAAGATCAACAACTAAGCTATTTTCCTCCCCCCAGTTTTCAAAAAACCATGCAGCCAACTTAATTGGCTTTTGAGTTGTGTGTAAACGGGATTCATCTTTTTCTTTGCTTTGGAATCCTCCCCACATAATCCAAGCCATTTTATTTCTTTCTTTTTTACTCCAGCATAACTCAAAGTCTACATATGGAACATTTTTCTGGCTTTCAGATTTCCTGTTCCATACAATACATCCACCTCTGCCTAACGATTGCGGGTAATACTGCATTCCCCAAATAAATATTTCTTTACAATATTCAAAAAAAGATAATATGAACGATGGTTCAAATTCTTTATCGTCGCCAAGTATCATTTCACCTCTATTCCTTTTTGCATTTTTCCTCTGCTTTTTTATATCTTTCCACCTTTCATGGTTATCGTAACTTATCCCGTACGGGGGGTCAGTAAACACCATATCCGCTTTTTCCCCATTCATTAACTTATCTACCTGCCCCTTATCCGTTCTATCACCGTAACTCAATCTATGATTCCCTATTTCGAATAAATCACCTATCACTATGTCG